CTTTCTCTAGCAGCTACTCTAATCTTAGGAGTTTCCCTAACTGAATATTCATTTTTAAGATTTTTAAGATGCAATATATTATCTGTATTTCCTAATGCTGATAAGGTGCCTGTATCGAAGCTTGAATCGTCATATACAACTTCTAATCTAGGTTGATATATTGTATTTGTTTCTCTAGAGAAAAATGTTAGATTACCATACTGAACTGCATTAGTTTCTTCAGAGCCAGATCTCATAATAATAAATCCTTCATTAGCTACAGGTGTAGTATTTGTATAATTTGATCCTGTTCCTATCCATCTATTTACTATAGGAGTTACTTCCATTCTTACATCTGCAGATTCGTAATCGAAACTTTGTGTGCCATAATATTCGTGCCACCATGAACCACCACCAGATACATTATTATATAATACTCTAGAAGTAGATGGTGCAAGATCTGTTCCTGTTAAATCATATGACGCTGATGTCCATTTTATATCTCCAGCTGAATCCTGTTCATCATATATTTTATTTCTATATAACCAACTTGCTCCTCTTGTTTGGTTATTCGTTCCTTTGCCTGAAAATCTATTTGCTACTGGTTCTTGTAATTTACCTGTTCCCATTTCCCATGATTGAGAAACAGCATACGCTACTAAATTATATTTATCCATTAATTCTTCAGCTTCAGCAATATATAAATTAAGATAGTATTTAGGATTTAGAATGTCACCACTTACTACAGATTTTGATATAGCTGAAATATCAAATTGAGTGAGAATTCTAGATGTATATATTCCTGCTGATGAAGAAGCTTTTGTCAATTGAACAAATTCATCCACACCAGTATTCAAACTTTTTGAAAGTTCGTATAATGTTGTATCCTTTTCTACATATAGTGATCTAATCATAATAATTCCTAAATATTTGTTACTCTACCCTTGATATCTGATCTTGGATATTTAACCTCAAAGATACTTGGATCAAGTGCAGGATATACTACTCCATCACGAGTTGCTGTTTTTATGTCATATACATTACCAGAATAATCTTGCTCCTTATCAAAGAAATTAATTATATTAGCTGTAGGCACTGATTGCACTCCCTTAACACTAATTAATAAACTTATTATATCTGATAATATAATTGGTTCGTTTATTTGCCATCTATCAATATTAAAATGGTTAACCATTTCATCAATACATTTTAATAATACATCATTTGAATTAAATCCTGGTAAGGTCACTATTTCAAAATCTAATCCAACATTAATAATAAATGCATCCTTTAATGTTACCGAGTCAGTTAATATTCTAAATGGCGTAAGATAATTTTTTATATTTTCTTTTGTTGCTTCATTATTTGTAATAAGTTTTTTATTAGCATCGTATCCTAAAGTATACATATTAATTGCTAATGGATTATTTAACTTATGTAATTTAGTATGATTATTTAATTGTTCATCCTGTGCAACAAATGCCTTTGCAACCGAACCAAATCTGGATGGCATTGTCATTACTCTAATCATATAATCATCACGAGTCACGCATCTGTTTTGTGCATTAAAATATGCTAATGCATTACGTCTTATTTCTTCTATTGTTTCACCCTGTCTCCCACCTTGAGCGGCTCCTGGATTTATTAATGCAATTGAAGCTTTAGTATTATTAAATAATGTTTCATCTAAACCATTACCCGTCGATGATATTTTTAATGTATCTATTTTAGTAATCGTTTGCGAAGGAACATTATCCTCCATACCACCACCATAAGTATATGTAACAGTGATAACAGTATTGCCAGGCGCTTGACCATAAGTTCTAGTGTGCATAAAATTTGTAGGATCAATTGCCTTATCTAATTGACTTGCAACTCCTGGTAATATTGAACCTACATTATTTGGATTTGGGATTATTTCTTCATCAGGTTGTATATTTCCTCCTGCCCCGAATTCTATAATCATTTTTCCATCTTCCCTTACCCTGTTAATATATCTTTTCGAAGTTCTCTTCTGTTTTAACAAGTATGGTGTTTCATGATTGTATTGTGTTAATTCAGGATCGTTAAATTGATTATTAGTAATTTCTTTATATATTGTATCTTGTGCTAAATAAGGCACTTGATGATATTCGTTATCATTAGCATCTGTAACACTAATAATATCTATTATATTACTTCTACCTAATGCTAATTGTAAAAATGGTTTAGCCGTTCCAACACTAAATGTTTCACTAGCAACCTTACCAGATTCAAATTTTATATTTTTCTTTAATAAATAATAAGTAGCTTCTCCTGTCGTATCATCTGTAGTAAAAATAGATGTATCAGTTAAATCATTAGATCCTGAATAGCTAAAATCAATTGGTTGCTTATTTCTAAATACAGATCCATTTTCAGCAATTACCGTTGCTCCTGAATCTACAGATAATGCATATCTAAAGTCTGGCCTATTTGTATTACCTGCTCCGATAGCTGGAACTGTTTGAAAAACATCTACGTTAACTGTTGCGGCTGTAGTTTGTCTTGGCACATATCCTAATGCTTGAGCCATTGCTGTTACGTTTCTCTTTTCTTGAGCATAAGGTAACATTGATTCTTTGAATTGATTATCTATATAATAACTTAATAAATCACCTACATAAGCTGAAGTTTCTAAAAACATCATACCAGGTGATGATTCATTAAAATCATTTACTGTATTTGGATAATATGTTTTTGCAAACTCAATTAAATTTTCACGAAGACTATTAAAGTCTTTACCTAAATAATTGATATCCTTTACTATTTTATTATTAATATCTGGCATAATTTATCCTATGTTACATCGACAGATGAATCTGATCCGAATGCAAATGTTATAGTTGATTCAGAAAAGGCGTCGGCCTTTAATGAAAATGTTATAACTACATTTACTACATATTCATCTATTTGTTTAACTTCTCTTATTGTATCTATCTTATTAAGTTTAATATATGGTAACCAATAATTTACTGCGTCTACTATTTCTTCTTTAATACTTCTTTCTATTCCTGATTCATTTGGTTCAAATATAATACGTCTTAAATTTGTTCCAAATTGAGGTTGCATAAATCTTTCGCCTTTCTGTGTTAATAATAAATTCAACAAATTCGTTCTTGTCTGATCGAGTGTTGTATAATTTAACGCAAAATTAGATTGACCGGGACCAAATGGTAATTTTAATCCTACAGCTAGGTCTGGGTTTTTATCTAATGACGATGGCATTTATTATATTCCTTTTTTCTTATTAATAGCTTTCATCAATCCGCTATAATCTCTTGTTAATGCATTTGCTACTTCTGGTGCTACTTCTGTTGCTCGTTGTGGAGCTCCTGATACATTTGTTTTAGGTATCATTTCTTCTACTGTAGGAGCTGCATTAGTAACCTGCTGTGTCATATCCCCATATCCTAACATTGATGCTAATTTACCTCTATCAGGTAATCCTGCAGGAGCTTGGGCAGACGTGAAGGTCTGATTATTCATATTTGGATATTCCTCTTGTGCTGGCACCATTGCCTGTGCTGTTTCATTAAGAATATCATTAAGTTGTTGGTTCTTCGTATATGTCCTTTTCGTAGGTTTAGGTTTTGATTGCATTTTTGGTTTGATACTATCCATTAATGATACTCCCCTATTAATCCCATCATGAAAATCAGATTTGCTAGCCGGTTTTTTATTTACAATTTCATTTATAACCTGCTTAACTTCTTTACGAACTTCTGCTTTTACAATTTTACGAATAACTTTTGCTAATTTATCTGTTGTGTCCATATTAATTCCTCTTATAGTTTGTCTAATATAAATATCAATTAGGTGAAAATATTAATCCTAATTCATACATTATCATTTATTCTACACCTACCCATGGTATCGGTGGACTCGGCACTGGGCTTGGCGCAGCTGGTATCAATCCTAAATATATACCAGTTATTTGTTTCATATGATTTTTGAATGCTTTTATTAATAAAGGAGCTATTTTACTTGCATCTTCTTGGGTGAACGCATCCATAATTTCAACCCCAAGTGGCATAGGTGCTCCTGGAAATATTTGTTGCACTCCAACCAAGGGTGCTATACATGGTGGATGTGGTGGAACTGGGATATATACAGGTGCAGCCCAGGCAGATACTACTCCAGTTGCTGCTAACATATATGGTGCTATTGATAGATCCACAGGTGTTGCTGCCATTTGAGCAAAGCATGCTGCAAATCCACTTTCTATTGATGGGATAATAACTCCACCAGATACTATGTTGCCTTTACCAACTATTGAAGCTGTTTTAATTGCAGTATCATATGCACTGGCAATTTGAGATGCAGTATCAGCTCCAAAGCTTTGCTGATCTCCACCTTCAGCAAATCCCTCGAACCATTGATTTAATATCGATTCTGCTACTGGCCACATTGCTGGCATATAATTTCTCCTATGGTTGCACGTATACGGTTTGACTATATTGTGTTGGTATGTCCGCTTTTAATGTTGCTAGATCTGATTGTTGTGATGCATATTGTGGAGCTTGCACTGGTGGTCCTGATGGTCCGCATGGTGTAGGATGAATTTCACCTTGTAATGTAGTTAACATAGCATCTACTATATCACAAAATCTAGCTTTCCATGAATCATCTACATCACCCATTACTAATGGATGTCCTGCTGTGCTACCAACTGTTGGTGCACCACCTTGAGCTGAATCCTGCTCTACTCCTAAATAAATTAAAGGACATTCTAATTCAAATTTTTCTGTTGCATTAAGATATACTGATGGTGTATCTACTAGTAGTTCACTACCTGCATCTAATGTTAAATCGGTTTCTGTAGTTAATCCTATTCCACCTCCACCAAATATATAGGTTCCTGCTTCTCTACTATTAAGCACTAATCGATTAGATGTTAATAATATTTGTCCTTGTCTTTCACCCTCTCCATCAATTAAATCATCCGTAGTCGGTGCCGTAAGATCTTCTCCTACAGTATTTGTTCCAGCTTCAAACGATAAAGCATCATATTTAGTAGAACCAAATGTTAATGGCACTGTCTGTCCTCTAGTCATCCAAATAGTAGAGGCTTCTAAATCTGGAGTCTCTATTACATGTTCTCCACCATCTTCCAAATCTTGATCTTGACCATTACGTATAATTAAAATAGGTTCTGCAGGATCATCTGTTGATGGATCCGACCAAACATTTGCTGGTTCACCTTTTACTGCAGATCCAAATCGTATTGATTGACCAAATCTTCCTTCAAATGTAATATCACCTTCATAAGGCTGTAATGGTCTTATCTTTGCCTGTTCCTTGAATGTCTTACCAAACTCAAGGCCATCTTCATCACCAGTTTTATTTGGATTACCAAATCCTACTTCTTTATATTTTTCTATTAGAGCTTTGTCTAAAGAATCATCTGCATTGGGATTTGGTATACTTACAAATGGTAATGCATTATGGTGAACCGATCCCCACATATTAATTCTATTCGAATAATATAATACTTCAGCTTCAGGAGATTCTACAGCAGCTTTATTTATGTAATTAGTTACAAGAACTATTTCATGTTTTATAGGATAGTGTTTTATATGGGTATCCAGAGGAACAGCAAATGGTAATCTTTCTTCATCCGCCACATCCTGATCCGTGAATACTCTACGAACCTTTATCATACCTATTTGTTCAGCTGGATCTTCAATTTCAGAATCGTAAAGATCATGAGTGTCATTTAATATGATGTCAATTACTTCTGCAGGTTCTACCTGAAAAAATTCTTCAGATGGTCCTCTTACATTAGCATCATTTACTGTCTGCACTCCTCTATCTATTGATAGCGGTGAATCTTTACCAGCATTTGATCTTCTATTTTTCTTGCGCTTGAACGCCATCAATCGACTCCGAAGTTTTAACCTTAGTATTCTCGACAGATTTATCTAATTCTTCTATCTCACCCAAGGTTTCTAATAATTGTTTTTTCTCTTCCTCGGATATACCAAAATCTGATTCATTACCTGAACCATTGTTAGCTATCATTCGCTGAACTAATGCGGATAGCTTAACTATTAGTTCATCGTTTTTAACTCCAATTTCCAAATAGTCTTTTATCAATGGCACTATAATAGTTGCATCACCTATATTTTGAATTAATGGTTTTAATTCAGCAATAAGTAAATTAATTTGGGTTTCTTTCTTTTTCGATGTCGAATATATATCTTCAGCTAGATTTGCAAAAGATTTGCCCTTAAATATTTCAGTATCCTTATCCATATAATATAAATATTAGAAATGCCTAGATTTACTTACAGAATTCCTTAATGGCTTGTTGGTTTTATATCTTAAATACATTTCGGCATATTCCTTTTTCATTTCCTTTACCACTTTAGTAATATATTGAGTTTTGATGCCAGTCATTTCACGTATCATAATATATAAAGCTTTCTTGTTGAAAATTTCTATATTTTCCCTTCTCCTAAATAATTCAACTATTGCAGCTGCAACTGAAAGATCTTTTTTTCTTGTAAATTTAGTTGCTAGATTAATATCCCAATAGTCAACCATTAGATCCATAAAATCTTTTTGCGAATCTTTTACATCTTGTCTAACTGTTTCCCCGATGATATCTCTCTTGATATCAACTGTATCGAGTGTAGCTCTTTTAATCATTTTTTTATAATTTTCTTGACTATTAAAAATTAAATAATTTTTAGCTACTATACTGAAGTAAGAGAATGCTCTACCCTTGTCAGGTGTATACTTATCAATCTTCTCTATAAGATATGCTATAACTTCATTTTGCACATCAGAGTATCCTCCAGGGAGATTGTAAAACTTAAAAGTATGAATTATATTTTCAGCTAATTTTAGAAATGCTTTATGAATATGTCGAGTATATATTCTATCTCGCTCTTGCCTACTCTCTTCATTATTATATGCTATAACCGCTTGCTCTGTTATAATATTAAAATAATAATTTTTAGTTGCCTTTCTACCTCTTTTAGGTTTAGGATTTTTTAATTCTTCTTGATATTCTATAAGCCATTCATCAAATGCTTTAGCATCAAATATTTTTTCCGTCATCTTCTTTCCCCAACGTGTTTAATTGATTCATAATAGATTTTAATTCTTTGAAAAAATAACCGACTTCGTCGTCTGCTTCGAATGAACCCTTTTTATCTATATCATTCATACGTGTTTGCATTTCTGTAATTGATTTTGCAAAACGTTGCACCCAGCTTTCAAGGTTTTCTACATATTCTTCGCTTTGTTCATAATTTCTTAAAAGATTAAATATTACAAACATGGAACCTATAAGTAAAATAGATAATATTATAATTGTTGTTATCATCAGTTAAATAACTCGTCAAATAATTTACTAGCATCTGTCCCTGTGTTCAGTGCAGATTGCCTTGGATTAGGGCTAGTATGTTTTTCTGTTTTTTTCTTTTCTGGAGCCGGTGGATTATATATATCAGATTGAGTAGGAATGTGCGCCTTCATCTTATCAGAAGATACATTCTTTAATGTTCTAACATTTTGAAATCCATTCTCCCCAAATTTCCACCTTTCATATTCTATTCGCGATGCCATCATATCAGCATGATGTAATACATAAGGTAGATTAATTTGTATTCTCGTATCTGGATTATAGCCCATCATATATGGTTTATTAGAATCGTCATACATACCATCATGTAATTTAATACCCAAGAATTCATTCCAGCTATATTTTATACCAAATTGATTTAGTAAAAATAAACTACGATCTGGAACTAGTGCGAATGGTGTTTCAGGATTAGCTTTGTATAATTGTCCTTGATTCTTTCTATGCCATTCACTAGGATTAGGAATATAAGCATCACTATTCATATCTCCCATTTTTCCTAAATCATGATTCAAGGCACTAAACATTAATTCCTCTATTGAATAGTTTTCCGTATATCCTCCACTGCTTACCCAACTATTATATACTTCAAATGCACAATCCATTACTCTTAATACGTGATCTACATAACCGCCTATAAAACAATTATGAAAATGTTCTCTTGAACTAGCTGGAGCAAACATCATTCTTTCTTCGAAGTGTTTATATAGTTCTAGGAGCTTCTCTTTACGTTCTCCATCGAATTGATGTTCAATACGACCTATAAGGTCATTCCAATTTTCTTTAATTTGTTTTTCGTCTAATTTCATATTATGTTATTATTATATCTATTACACCTAATTTTAATGCATCTTTAGAATTGAGATACATATCTGTTTTAATATTTGCATCCCAAAATTTCTTATCTTTATTTGTCTTCTGTTCTAATAAATCATTAGCCATATTATTTAGATAATCAAAATACTTCCCAGCGGCTTTTACATCCGATTGTTTACCAGATGCCATTGATGAACCTTCATGAAGCATTATAGTACTTCTTTTACTTGCCATTCTTTTTCCTGTTCCAGCTGCAAGTATTACTGCTGCTGCTGAAAGTGCTTTCCCTCTGCACATAGTGTTTATTTTTATACCCAAATTCTTTTCTAGACTTTCCATATAATCTATAATACCAAACATTTCGAATACATCACCACCATTACTATC